CGCTGGCGGTGGCTGACCTCCGGGAGTGCCAGTGTGCACTCGAGCAGGCCGGGGTGACCGTGGAAGCCTTCGACCAGGCGGCAGACAGCCGCGGGGTCCTGGGCAGGGCCTGGGACGCCATCACGTCGAAGAAGGGCCTGGTGACCATCGGGGTGGTGGGCCTGGCCGCGTACGGCGGGTACCAGCTGCTGAAGGGCGAGGACGAACCGCGGTACCAGTACAGCGAGCCCGTGGGGCTCCAGCTTGACGTGGCGTTTCCCTTCAGGTAGTAATGCAGCCGTCCAGGGCGGCCATGTGCTGACCCTCCGGACGAACTGGGGACGGGTCGGGCCTTCGGGTCCGGCCCGTTTGTTCTATCCATCACCATGGAGGTGCCACAGTATGATCGTGACGAACACGAACCCCCCGCAGCCCACGTTCGGTGACGTGCCCAACGGCGGCGCGTTCAGCGACGGGCTGGGCGGCCTCATCAAAGCCGATGACGGGGCCACCGCCGTCAGGCTCGACACGGGCAACATCGTTACCCTGACCGCCAGCGACCCGGTGCAGGCGATCCACCCGAACGCCACGGTGGACCTGAACCCCTGACCACCCATCCAGGTGGCTTCACAGCGGGCTGGGGACTTCGCGTTCCTGGCCCGCTTTTCTGTGTCCCTTGCCTGGCTGGTACAGCCGGACGCATATTGGTAGCTGGGCCGCGAGGCCCGCCAACCCCAGTTCAGACAACCCGGAGGACACCATGGCTTCCAACGCCATCACGGACGACCAGCTGCGCCGCCGTTTCCCTCATCGCATCCAGGACTCCCAGGACTACGGCCGATGCCCGGCCTGCGCCGGTGACGGCAAGTGCAGCGAGGGCACCCACAAGCTGTACGACATCCCCAGCCTGGGCACGACGGTGTACCGCTGTGAAGCGTGCGACGGCACCGGCGAGCGGACCGTGGAGGTGGTCCGATGAACGCGGTGGGCAACCTGTCGGAATTCAGCCGCCTGGCGCTGGTCCGTATTTGGGCCGCCCAGCTGTCCGGCGTTCACCTGAAGATTGACGGCCGGTCCGTCACTCCGCTGCGCCGCCGGGGACTCATCTGCACTGTGGGCGACCCCAAGCGGCACAGCATCCGCGGCCAGGCCAGGGACTACCGCCTGACGGACCTGGGCCAGCAGCTGTGCGAGGCGAGCACCGAATTGACCGGGATGGTGAAGGCCCAGCTGCGCCGGGAGTACAACAGGGCCATGGCGGAGGCGGAGAAGGCCCACAGCCTGGAACTGGACATGCGCACCAGGGCCAACCGCCTGCACGTCGCCCTGCTGTGCGACATCGACCTGGAGGTGGACGGATGAAGCGGTACGTCTGCCCTCGCGAGTGCGGGAACAACTGCCTGGCCCCGGACCGGATGGCGTCGGACGACGTGCGCCGGTTCTGTCTGCCGTGCAGCGAGGAAACGGGGAAGATGGTGGAGCGGGTGTGTCCGGCACGGGAGCGGGCGAAGAAGAAGCGGGCGGAGGCACGCCGGGAGAAGCGGAAGGCGGAGCGGAAGGCCGCCCGCGAGGCCGCGAAGGCCGCGTACACCCTCGAGGATGGCACGGACGTGCAGCGGATGGTGGCGAGGGTTCGGCACCTGGGTGCCTGGAAGCACGAAGGCGACCGCGTGGCCGCAGCCGTGAAGCGGTGCCACGTGGACATCCAGATAGGGGAGCCCCGTGGAGCCCACGGCCGCGCCTGGGGCACCCGCCGGGTCCACGTCCACCTCCGCCGCGACACCCACCCGGCGCGGGCCATGTCCATCATCGTGCACGAACTGGCCCACGTGGCCCACGCGGCACTCCGCCGGGCTCGAGGCATCCGCGGCAAGCGGTACGCCCATGACGGGATGTTCTGGAGCCTGTGGGAAGCGGCCATGCTCGAGGTGTACCCCGGCCTGAAGGACAAGCGGCAGCTGATGCGGGCGAACCGGGACGCCCTGGTGGCGGAGAACAAGCGTCTGGCGGCGGAGCACCAGGACCGGGCCTTTTCCGCACAGAATCATTACGCCATGGAGTGGGCGAACGGGGACCTGATCGAAGCAGCGCACGCGGAGGCCCAGGATGGATGACCGCACGTTCCCCATCCCGGAGCACTGGGACCTGGGCGACCAGGACCAGGACCGCCCCCCGAAGTTCCTGGGCCAGGTGGTGCGGCTGCACGTCCGCATACGCCTGTCCCAGGGGTTCTTCCACCTGCTCATCGAACTTCAGGTGCAGCAGCTGACCACGAACATCCTGGAGGCCACCCGATGAAGAAGGTGTGCAGCTGGTGCGGCCTGGTCCTCGAGGACGGACCGGAGCCCATCACACACGGCATCTGCCCGGAGTGCGAGGACCGGGTGCTGGCCACTCTCGAGGAAGGGCCGTCCACAGAAGTGGAAGAAAACCCTTGTACGGCTGACACAGCCGGGTGAATATTGGAAGTCCCGGCGGGGATGAGCCCCGACCGGGCGACATCAGGGCACGGTCGCACGAAGCGAACCGGCCCGCAGACACAGGAAGCAGAACCATGGAGCTTTTCCACGCAGCGAACCAGTGGGCCACCCGTCCCGATGACGAGCGGTTCCGGACCCTCGAGGACATGCACGCCGCCACGAAGGCGTACGCGGACATCGCGGGCGAAGCGGTGGTGCCCTGGTCCGACCTCCGCACGGAGGCCCAGGGTCAGGAAGTCCACGTCCTGGGCAAGGTGGGCGTCCAGGCCCAGCTGACGCACTACAGCTTCGGGCAGCTGGCCAGGAAGGTCAGCGCGCCCGCCGGGTACCTCCGGACCCTGCCCGCCACCATCGCGGCACAGAACCTGAACTACGGGCTGAAGCACAAGGGCGACAGCACGGAGGCCCAGCTGCTGTTCCACGCGAACGGCGGGCTGCTGCTCCGGGCCGCGACCTCCACCCGGTATGAAAGGGTGTGGAATCACGAAGTGATCGCCCGCCTCATCGACTTCAGCGCCCGCCACGACCTGGTGCCCGCCCAGGCGACCTTCAGCTGGTCGGACCGCCGCCCCGGCGACGACCAGGACGGCGGCACCTACCTGGACCCGGACGCGGACCGTGCGCTGTACGCGTCGGACCACGACATGTTCGCCTTCGTGATGAGCCCGGAACGGACCATCACCGGGCCGCTGGGCGAGACGCTGCGCCGTGGGGTCATCGTCCAGAACAGCGAGGTGGGCGCGGCCTCGCTGAAGTTCATGGGGTTCCTGTTCCGGGACCTGTGCATGAATCACATCATCTGGGGTGCCCAGGAAGTGGCGGAGGTTTCGATGCGCCACGTGGGCGACATCCGCGGCCGCTGGGACTCCGCCCTGCTGAACGTCCGGAAGTACCTGGACGGCAGCGCCACGCTGGCGGAGGCGAAGATGGAGGAATTGACGGTCCAGATAGCGGGCACGAAGGACGACGTGCTGGACAAGCTGTTCGGCATCCGCAGCCTGGGCCTGTCGCGGAAGGCGCTGTCCGCTTCGTACGACGCGGTGAAGCCGGATGAGGACGGGGACCCCCGCACGGTGTGGGGCATGGTCCAGGGCATCACCCGCGAGTCCCAGCAGCAGCCGTACGCGGAGGACCGGACCGCCATGGACCGGGCCGCCGGGAAGCTGATGCAGGTGGCCTTCTAATCACCCCAACGTGGAGCAGGTGCCCGTCGTCCTTCAGGGGGCGGCGGGCGTTCCTGCACCGGAGGAAATCGACATGGTAGACCAACGGAACCCCTGCTGCCGACAGTGCGCACTCGAGGCCCACGCGGAAGCGGGCGAGGTTGCCCCCCAGGTGCTGGTGGACGCCCACGCGGCGGCCCAGGCCAGCCCGGTGGGCCGGTGGATCGCGGAGCACACCCAGGCGTTCCTCGAGGGCCACCTGGCCGACGTGGAGCCCGTCCGATGAATGACGCCATGCGGGACCTCCAGGAAGCCCTCCGCGACCTGGCGGATGCCCTGACGGAGGCGCTGCACGTGGAGGCCGTCCTGGACTGGATGGGTCGGATGCTCGAGCGGGCAGGCATCGACGTGTGGTGAGCAGCCAGCTTTGACAGACACGGACCCGCGGTGGTAACGTGTCGCCCCCCAGTTCCACGGAGTAGAAGCAGATGGACAAGTCAGTCAGTCCCAGCACGCGGAAGGCCAGGTGGGCCATCATGGGCCGCCTGCTGGAATCGGACATCCACCCCAGCGTCTGCCGGGCGTTCGAACCCGACCGCCTGGACGCTACCACCCACCACCTGACCATCGCCCACGCGGCGCTGGCCGGGACCATCTTCCCGCCCTCCCTCGCCCAGCTGGTCGGGCACACGGCCTGGAAGCCCACGAAGGTCCTGGAAACCTGCATCCTGCACGTCCTGGAGCGGTTCCCCGACGCGGACCCCCGGTCACACCTGGCTGGCGGCTTCGTGATGATGGCCATGCTGCCCTTCTGGACTCCGATGGTACGGGTCCAGCTGTGTGCGGAAATCGAATACGTCCTGGACATGTCGCGGAACGATGAGGTGGCGGGGTCCCGCCCCGACATGTCCCAGGACCTGCTGGGAGCCTACGACGCTGCACTGGCGATGGCGGTCGCCGGGAGCAGCACCACGATGAAGGCCGCCGATGGAGAAGGGGCAGATGAGGATTAGCTGTTACTGCGTGGAGGTAGTGGCGGACAGCGAGCACGCCGGAAAGCTCCGCAGCCTGGGGATGCCCGCAGGCCCGCGGGAATTCCACGTGTTCAAGGGCATGGCCCGGCAGTCCTGCCAGGCGGTGGCCACCACAGGGAAGCAGGCGGACCTGCTCGAGGTGTCCGTGGAAAGCGAGCCCAGGGACATCCTGGCCGCGGCCCTCGAGGGTGAACTGGACGAACTGGCGGAGGTGGTGCTGCTCGAGGAATACGTGCCCACCCACGAACTGAAGCTGGCCCCAGGCAGCTGGGGGTACAGGTGCGTTCCCAGCGAGGAAGAAGGATGAGCACGGACGGCCTGCTGGGGTTGGGCTGGCACCTGCGGCTGGCCATGGCGGTGTACCTGTCGGACCCTGGGGTGTCGTCCAGCATCCTGAAGCTTCAGGGGGAGGCCCCCGCGCTGGCGAAGGCTGCCCTGGACGGGGACATGGAGGACAGCGACACGAAAGCCAGCACGGAGGGCGAGCTAATCCACACCGCCCTGCTGGAGCCTGACTACCTGAAGGAACGGTACGTCATCAGCGGGGACTGCAAGGCGAAGCTGGGCAGCGGCAAGCGGAAGGGACAAGAGTGCGGAGCGACAGGCCAGGCCCTGCACCCGGACATCGGGTGGGTATGCGGGCGGCACGGGGCGAAGGAACTGGCCCCACCGACCCAGGTGGTGGTGAACAGCGCCCAGTGGCGCATGGCCATCCAGATACGGGACAACGCCCTGGTGGAGGACCGCGCCCTGCACCACCCGGAGGCGAAGAAGCTGCTGGAGGCGGCGGGCGAGCCTGAACTAACCGGCATCTTCAATGATCCCGAAACCGGGGAGCGGGGCCGCATCCGCATCGACCGCTGGCTGGAAATGGGCTGGTCCCTGGACGTGAAAACCGTGGACGTGGGCCGGGGCTCCGCGGACCGCTTCGTGCGCCATGCCTGGAACCGGGGGATGCACGTGCAACAGGGCTGGTACGGGCACGGGTCCGGAGTCCTGGGCCGCCCGTTGGACCGCCACGTCATCCTGGTGGCGGAACGCGGCTTCCCCTACCTGGTCCAGCCCTACCTGCTCCCCCCGAAGCTGGTGGAGTACGGACAACGCGAGGCCCTGGAGAACCTGCGGGCGCTGGCGGAGTGTCGGGCGTCCGGTCAGTGGCCTGGGTACAGCGACGGGATGGAGGAACTGGAACTGCTGGGCTGGCAGAAGGCCATCCTGAAGCACATGCCCAGCGACCCGGACAGCGAGCCCGCGGAGAAGCCGCCCATGGACTTCGGACTGTGGGACGATGACTGACGCGGAAGCCAGGGCGTGGCCGGACCGGGAGGACAGGGCCAACCCACCGCCGGAAGGGATGGACCGCTGGATTGCGAAGGTCCGCCTGCCGGACGGGCGGGCCTACGTCCAGGACTTTTTCGTGTCCAGGGAACTGCTGCGGTCCTACGGCACCGGGCAAGTGGAGCAGCTGCTGGTGGACAAGGTGCGGGACATCGCGGAGCAGTATGTGGAGAATGAGACGAACAGACTACTGAAAGGGGCAGACGATGAGTAACGAACTGGTGACCACCTCCAGCGGCCCGCAGCAGGGCCTGGCGGTGAAGGGATCGGAAGCCGTCGCGGAGGTACAGGCGGCGGCGGTGCTGGCCATGCAGAACCCGCGGGACGAAATGGAGGCGTGGGAGCGGGTCGCCCAGTCATGCAAGCGGCCGGGGTTCGCGGACGGGGCGGAGTACAGCTACACCCGCGGGGACTCCAACGTCACGGGTCCGTCCGTGAAGCTGGCCAGGGAAATGGCCCGCTGCTGGCGGAACATACGCTACGGCATCCGCGTGCTCGACATGAACGCGGAGGAAGTCCAGATAGAGGGCTGGGCCTGGGACCTCGAGACGAACAGCCGCGTGTCGTCGGAAGCCAGGTTCCAGCGTCGGGTCCAGCGGAGGCGTGGCGGGGAAACCGTGTGGGTGGAGGCAGACGAGCGGAACCTGCGGGAACTGGTGAACAAGCACGGTGCCATCGCGGTCCGGAACGCCATTCTTCAGCTGCTTCCCCCGGACATGGTAGACTCCGCCCTGAAGCTGGCCCGGAAAACCATGTCCGGCGCGGTGGATGAGAAGCTGGAGCAGGACCGCGAGTCCGTCCTGGGCAAGGTGATGAACGCCTGGGCTGTGTACGACGTGACCACCGCCATGCTGGAGAAGTACCTGGGAAAGCTGGCCGGGGACTGGACCGGGGAGGACGTGGCGAAGCTGCGGGCCATCTACCAGTCCGTCCGCGACGGCAACAGCGACCCGTCCGAATACTTCGACACTTCCGGGGATCGGAAGCAGTCCGCCCAGCAGGAACTGGCGGACGCCTGGGCAGGGGAGGATGAGGACGACGCGGATGCGGAAGGCGCGGACGATGAGGATTGACCTTTCCAAGCTCCCAGCCACCACCGGGGAGGACGTGCAGGACATGTTCCTGGCCGACGCCCTGGTGGACGCCTTGATGGTGCACGGGCAGCACCTGGTGGTGGCGTACGACCCCTGGGGCGAGGAATGGGCCGCACGGTTCAGCGCCGACGCCCTGCCGGAAGGGGTGGACGGTGGAGCGTCCGGGAACACCATGGCCCAGGCCATCATCGCGGCCGCCCAGCAAGTGGACGACATCCAGAACCTTCTGCCGAACGGAGCAGTGACGACATGAAACTGACGAAGAAGCTGCGGAACCGCGGGACCCTGACACCGAAGCAGTACCAGAAGCTGCGGGAACAGGTGGGCACACGTGATGAGGTGGCCCCGATGACGGGCGTGGCGGCCGACACCCTGCGCAAGCGGGAAGCCGGGTACACCGGGTACCCCATCGACCGGGAAGCCACCGTGACCATGCTGGCCCTGGCCGGGGTGTGGGAATGAGGGTGGTATCACCGGACATCGGGTTCCCGGAAGTCACCCTGGCGGAGGAACAGCTGGAGTACATGGCCATGACCGCGGCCCTGGTCCCCCACGATGATGGGACCGTGGGCGTGGTGTCCCGCTGGCGTCTGTCGGATGAGGACCTGGAGGCCCTGGCCAGCGGGTCGGACCTCTACCTGGTCCTGCTGACAGCGGACGGCAGCGCCCAGCCCGTCCACCTGACCGTGGGCAACCCCTACGCCGACGCGGGGACACCGTGATGGTCACCGGCGTGGACACCGGGATGAAGGGGGCCATGGCGACGGTGGCCCCTGACGGCACCCCTGTAGACGCCATCCTGCTGCGGTCAGGGCCGCGGCAACGTGGCTGGAAAACGCCCAGCCCCAGGGAAGTGGGGTCCATCAGCCTTCAGATGCGCCAGCACCTCGAGGCCAACGGCCCCGCCCGCATCGCGTACGAACGCATCAGCGCCACCCAGGGCATCGCGGCTTCCCGTTCCCTGTTCATATGCGAGGGCCTGCTGCTCGCCCATGCCGATGACATCCGCATACCCGTGCACGGCATCCAGCAGCAGACGCTGCGTGCCTGGGTGAAGCGTCACCTGGGCATCGGGAAGTGGAAGAAGGGCCAGGGGAAGCAGCAGATACTCGAGGCCATGGACCGCGACGTGATGGGCCAGCTGCTGTCCATGTGCCACCGCCAGCTGCCGGGTGGCGTGAAGCTGAAGCAGGGCAGGTACGATGACGTGGCGGACGCGTACCTGGTCGCCCGCTGGCTCCAGGAAACCATCCAGAACACGGAGGACCGGAACGATGACTGACGACCTGAAGTACCGCCACTTCCTCGAGGGTCAGCTGGGGCTGGAGTACAACGGCCGCAAGCTGACCAGCACTCCGTCGAACTGCACGGTGAGGGACTGCCTGGTGCACCTGAAGGCTCGCAAGCCGTTCACCGTGGTGCTCGAGCCTGGGGACGCCACCAGGTACATGCTGGTGTTCACGCCCTTGTGGAAGTCCGGCCTGGGCGACCTGGGCATGTGGTCCCCCAGCGACGTGCCGGACCTGTGGATGGTCACCAGGGTGGGTTCCGGGCACCACTTCCACACCGTGGTGCTTCACCTGCGGCATGGGGTGGGCCATTTCAACATCGGGCAGCTGGCGGGAGGCAACAGCTGGACCGCGGACCTGCTGGTCCAGTGGGTGGCCAAGCTGTTCGCGGCTGCCACGGAGGGCTGGACGTGATGGCTTCCGGGATGGACCGCGAGACTGTCGACATGTTCCCGGACCTGCCCAGGGACGAACCGCCCCCGCAGTTCCGGGAACTTCCCCTGGAGGTGCACCGCATCTGTGCGGGCCTCCAGAAGATCGCGGAGGACCGCAGCCGTCCCATCCGGGAGCGGGAACTGGTGTACCGCGCCATGAAGAAGCTGGTGGAGGCGTTCACGCCTGACCGTGGAGGCGCTGATGGGTAGCAGGATGTCCAGGCGGTGGTCCTGGGAGCAGGCGGTGTGCAAGTCTGACCTTCAGTCCACCACCCGCCACGTCCTTCTGACGCTGGCCACCTACGCGGGTCGCCAGGGTCAGTCCATCTTCCCCTCCGCGAACACGCTGGCAGGCGACACCGGGCTGTCGAAAAGGACCGTTCAGAAGCACCTGAAGGAAGCGGAGGAAGCGGGCTGGCTGTCTCGAGTGCAGCGCCACCACGAAAGCGGGCGGCAGCAGTCAAACCAGTACGTTCTGGCGGAGCCTGGGGGGGAGGGTGAATCTGGTGCACCCCCCCCTGGGGAGGGTGAATCTGTAGGGGGGGGGAGGGTGCAGCAGCTGCATGGGGGGGGTGAACCCAGCGACACCCCCACTACGTTGAACAGACCAGAGAACAGACCAGGTGAGGACGCGCCCGCGAAGAAGAAGAAACGGCGCACCAGGGTCCCGGAAGCCTTCCGCCCCACTCCGGAGCACCGCCAGTACGCTGAAGCGAACCACCTGGACCTCGAGGACCAGCGCGAACGCTTCGTGCTCTACCACCAGAAGGAAGGCCGCCTGGCCGCCAGCTGGAACGCTGCATTTTCCATGTGGCTGCGCAACGCGGTCCGGTTCCGTGAACGGGACGCGAAGGCGAACGCCCCCCAGGCCGTCGATGGTGAAGGGGGGTTCTGGCGATGAGCGGCACGGACATGACGCCATTCGATGACCTGCTGTCACCCGGCGCGGCCCACTCGCTGGCATACGGTCGCCTGTCGCACCCCCTCGAGGTGGTCCCCAGCGGCATCCCCACCCTGGACCGCAGCATGTGGTACTGGGGCGGCCGCACGGGCATCCCGTTCGGGGAATACGGCATCATCGCCGGGGCCTCGAGCATCGGGAAAACGCAGCTGGCGCTGTACCTGTTGAAGCAGGCCAGCCAGGCCGCGGTTTCGTCCGGCATCATCAGCCTGGAAATGAAACAAGAGGACATACAGCTGCGGCTGGCCCAGTCCTGGGTGGACATCCCACAAAACGAGTGGGAGCCCGGCCGGTGGTCCGATGCCCACGCGAAGGCGCTGCTGAACGCCCAGGCCAACATTCAGGACCAGTACCGTGCGCCCATCTTCATCAATTCCCAGCGGAAGGGGAGCCTGAACTGGGTGATGGGTGCGCTGCACGCACTGCTGGAACGTGGCGTCCGGTTCATCATGCTGGACCACCTCCAGCTGGTGAAGGTCGAGGGCGTCCACAAGGTCCACGACCGGGCGGAGGTAGTCAGCGAGGCCGTCCGGGACTGGGCGTTCAGTAACGACGTGACGCTGATAGCACTTTCCCAGCTGAAGCGGACGGCAGCAGAGAACTACACCCGGTCCCCGTCCATCCACGACCTGCTGGGTGGTACGTCCCTCGAGTCCAACGCCAGCCAGGTGTGGCTGCTGGACCACTCGAGGTACGAAAAGGACCGGAGCAGGCAGGGCGGTGCCCGCACATGGATAGGGCACGGGAAGAACCGGATGGGACCGTCCCGCTACTGGGTGCCCATCTACATCGACCATGCCCGCCTGGACTTCAGCGAGGCCCCGGACGATGAACTGCCCCGGTGGCCCGAACACAAGAAACCCCACGGAGGATGACACCATGACGGACACTGTGAAGTGCGGCGCGTGCAGACGGGAATCGGAATTCAGGACGGAGAACGCCCTGGGTGAACGTTTCTATGTGTGCGCCGGGGGCCACGTCACACGGATGAATGGCGAGCAGCCGAAAGCGACACGCACCACGGCCCACGCCCGCCGGACGGATCCTGACACCAGCCATGCAGCCGCGGCATCCATCACGGAGGACCAGCTGCGGGACAGCCAGCAGGCCGTCCTGGCCCTGTTCCGCCTGTTCGATGAGTCGGGCGGGACGGACCAGAAGGCGGCCAGGCACTACGAACTGCGGCGGAAGCGGGCGGGCTGGCCATCCCAGTCCGCGTCCGGCCTTCGCACCCGGAGGAAGGAACTGGTGGACGCTGGCTTCCTCGGGGACTCCGGGCAGCGGGAAACCCTCGAGTCCGGCCGCAAGTCCATCGTGTGGAGGGTGGCCCGATGAATCTGGACAAGCGAGTGCAGAAGGCCGCGAAGCCATGCAGCAAGTGCGGGCGGCGCATGTTCTTCGCCCCCCACCACCAGACGGGCAGGATGATGCCGATGGACGCGGAGCCCCTGGACAATGACAGCCCTGGCTTCGTGCTGGTGGAGGGCGGCCACCCCGCCCGCGTGACCCTCGAGCACATGGACGTGGCGAAGGCGGGCGAACGGAAGCGGTACCAGTCCCACTTCGCCACGTGCCCCAGTGCGTCCAGCTTCCGGAAGTCACGATGAGCAGGGTACGCATCAGCCCGGAACTGCTCGCCAGGGTCCAGGACGGCACGGTGGTGAAGGTGGTGGCGGGTGGCTGCCCAGCCAGTGACGCGGGCATCCTGGAGATACGTCTGGAGGACACCGTGCTGGTCCTCGAGGTGGACGACGGGCAGACGGGGGTGCGCCAGGTTGAGTTCATGGAGGTGGACCCGCTGGACGACCTGCTGGCCGGGGCCGTCATCGAACACCACCGCAGGCAGGTGGTGGCCTCACCGGGAGCGGCGGGCCAGGCGTACGCCCTCCGCGTCCTGGACGACATCCTGGCTGACCTCCGTGCACGGCTGCTGTGACGGATGACGAACTGTCCGCTGATGACCTCGAGGCGATGCTGGAACGGGTCCGGCATCTGGAATTCCAGTACGCGGTGGCCCAGGTGAAGCGGGCGTCCCACCTTCGTCAGCTGAAGAAGCTGGAGGATGCGCCCATGCAGGACCGCACGCTGGCCCATCAGCGCCAGCTTGCCCATCATAAGGGCGAGGTGCGAGCCCATGAACAGGTGATGCGGGACAGCATCCGCGAGGCCCAGCGCCTCGAGTCCGCAGCCATGACGGGGGGGTAACCCATGGAGATTCTGCCCACGCAGTTCAGGAGCACGACCCGGAAGCCGCACGACCTCGCTGCCCACGTGTGGGCCATCTGGATGGGCTCATTCATCGCGGTGCTGTTCGGGTGGATTCCAGCCGGGCCGGTGGCCATCGCCTTCTGTGTCCTCGAGGGGGCCGCCGTGGCCCTGGGCAAGTACCGGGGGGTGACCGCCACGCTGTCGGCCGTCATCTGGTGGTACGTCCCCCACTTCTTCCTCCGCTGGGCGCTGGCCGTGGTCATGGCCCTGACCGCCTGGGTGTTGGTGAACCCGGTGGGCGGCTTCGTGCTGCTGTTCTGGCTGCCTGCACACCTGGCGTGGACGGAGCGGGCCGCCATCCATGACGAGCAGCGGGTGGAGCAGGCCCGCAAGCTGATGGCCTCGAGCCCCAGGGACCTGGACTACCTGGTGAACGATATGCGGGACTATGGGTGGGACCGGGACATCCTCGAGGAAGCACGCGACCGGGTGTACCTGACGGAGCGACGGGGCGACCTGCGCCACTGATGCCGACCCGCCCGCCTGTCCCCTGCCGGGGTTCGCCCACGTGTTCCAAGCCCGGAAAGTTCCGCGGGTACTGCCGGGACCATCGTGGGATGCGCCGGGCCGGTGCGAAGGAACGCCCGAACGCCGGGGACCGTGGGTATGACGCCCAGTGGCGGAAGGTCCGGAAGATGTACGCGAAGCGGCACCCGCTGTGTGAACCGTGCGATGCGGAAGGCCGGGTGACCCCCATGCAGGTGGTGGACCATATCATCCCGCTGCGGGCTGGTGGCGCACGCCTCGACGAGCGGAACCTTCATAGCATGTGCAACGCCTGCCATGCCAAGAAAACCGAACGGGACCGGGGGCTGTACCCGGAAGCATACGGGAGTGACTGATGGCTGTTGAAAGCGGAGTACCGAAGCAGGAAGGTGGCGTGTGGGTGGGTGCCACGGACTTCAGCGAGTTCGCACTGTCCACGTCCGGGTCTACGGCCTTCACGTTCCTGGGCGAGACGGCCGACGATCCTGGCCACGGCATCGGGAATGACGCGGAGGAAGGGAACTACTTCTACGCCACGCCTGCGAACTTCGACAGCGTGGCCTGGAAGTACGACGTGTTTGACGACCTAACGGCCTACGGGGAACTGCTCTGTCGGTTCTACGGGCCTGACCCTGTGGGCAACAGGCGCACCATCGGCCCGGTCATTCAGGCGTCGGGTGACGGCACCGCTGGCGGCCGGAACTGGATGCAGGGCGGCATCTACTACCGCAGCGCCGGTTCGGACCATGAAAGCGTGGTCATCCGCGACCTGAACGGAGCGGGCGGTATCGCGCTGGGGATCGACATGCAGGACCCGGAGGAATCGGACGCGGCCTGGTACTGGTGCCGGATGCGCGTGCTGTTTTCCACCAGCGGCAGCACCGCGGACGGGGACCACTACAGCATAAAAATCTGGAGCGGGTCCAGCACGGAAGAACCGTCCACCTGGGACGGTGACCAAGCGGGGGTTAAGTCCATCCGATCCACGGCAGGCATCGGGTGGGGCATGGAAGCCCTGGTGCGCCAGGCACAGATGCGGGTGGCGTTCCTGTCTTTCAGCGAGGACCCGGACGCTGCGGCCGCCCCGGCCCCCGGCGACATCAGCGGAGCGGTGGCCACGGCGGAGTACCTGGCGAAGCTGGACTGGAGAAGCTGAAGCCACATGACGATTGCGAGCATGACCACCGGGAGCCTGTACCAGCAGGGCCAGGAACCTGGGGCAGACGATGACCGCCCTGCACTGGAGGTACCTATGGGACGTTTCAAGATTGGGCCGCGGATTCCGCAGGCCGTACTGAAGAAGGTGGGCATGAAGGTCGGGGATACCGTCCCCGATGACTGGGACACGGAGCAGGTGGAGCGGTGGCATCGCCGGGGGTACCTGGTGGTGGACGGCGGCAAGGGCCGCGAGACTGCCCAGGCCGGGGCCGCCCGCGAGACTCGAGGCGGTGAGGCTTCGGACGCCTCGCCCAGCCGCTGCACCGCCACCACGAAGTCCGGGTCCCGGTGCAAGCGGAAGGCCCAGGACGGCAGCGACGTGTGCAGCACGCACGCGAACTGACCGTGGACATCCGCACGGTGAAGGTCCCACGGGACGGGTCAAAGGTGGAAATCAGCTTCCTGCGGCCCAACGGGAACGCGGTAGAGGAAGTCAAGTTCCCCTGCACGGATGAGCCCAGCGAGGCGTTCCGCCAGGCCATGCACGACCTGGACGGGGACTTCCGCTACCTGATGGGCCTGACGAAGAAGAATCAGGCGGAGGTGCACGGTATTCACTTCCGGGAGAAGGGGGGCCGCCGCACGTTCCAGCTGCTGGGCGGGCTGCGTGTGGACGCGGGGTACTCGAGCCTGAACACGCCGGTGCTGTACGAACCCGGCAGTGACCTGTTCGAGGACGCCAACATCACGGACGCCCAGTTCCAGCGGTTCGTGAAGGTGGCCGCGGAGGCGAAGAAGTACGTGGAGGGCAAGCGTACCGAACGCCTGGCGGACGAACCGGAGGCGGAGGAAGCGGAGGCCGCCACCACGTAGTACCACGGGGGTCAGGCGGACGGGCTGCAAAGGGGCACGCCCGCCGCCGCCCCCCAGTTCGTAGGGGCACATATGAAGTGCAGTATAGAAGTGTTCGAATTGCGGCCCGGCGACATCCTGGTGGTGAGGGCGGAAGGGGTGCTGGCGGAGACGACCGTGGAGGCCATCCGGAGGATCTTACCGGATGAGGTGAAGGTGCTGGCCCTCGAGCCCGGCGTGGACCTGGCTGTCCTGCGTGGCGGCACCTGATGGCCCGCGGCAGGGGTCCCCGGTTCTACACCACGACCATCACCGCCCAGGCCCGCCTGAACACGATGATGGAACTGCTGGCGGAGCACGGGGCGGGAACCTACATGGTGCAGCGGGGCGAGCACGGGCCGGACTCCGTGGCCTTCCAGATGGACGGCCTGGCGTACCGCATCCGTCCTGACGTGGACGGCCTGGCCCGGCGTGTGGAGGAAGGCGGGGAACGCATCCGGTCAGGGACCACCCCCGCCATGGTGGCCTGGGCACAGGCGGCCCATCTGCTGGAACTTCAGCTGGAGGCCATCGCATCCGGTGCGGGCAAGGCCAGCGAGGTGCTGGGCGGGTACGTCCTGACGGAGCAGGGCCGGACTGTCGGGGACATGCTCGAGGAACGGCAGGGCGAACTGATGCCCGGCGAGCAGCTGCTGCTGCCCAGGGGGTCCTGATGGACTGGCCAGGCTACGGCATCCCGTACAACTGCGGGGACTACCGCGAGGTGATAGAGTCCGGCGCGTTCGGTCCCAACGTGGCGGAGGACCTGGTGCGCCGCGAAGTGTTCACCCCTGGGGGCGGTGGCATGGTGGTGCACCGGGAGGAATGGGACGGGTCCGGGGAGAAGCTGCTGCGCCGCATCCAGGAGGCCACGTTGCATGTGCCGGAACGGTGCGAACACTGCGGGGAGGCCATCCCCAACCCGTTCAGTGGCGAGTGCCCGAACGGGTGCTATGCGGAAAGGGGGTCCTGATGGGAAAGGTCCCGCACCGGCCGTTCGCCATCGTGTCCACCTGTGGCCCGGAGTTCGTGGCCCTGCACTCCACGGCAAATATGCGGACCCCTCCGCCGCCTCCCCCTCCCCTCGAGCCCTGCCGTGGCTGCGGGGGCTCTACCTTGGAAGTGAACGTGCGCCGTGGACGGGAAGTCCGCCGATGCGCCTACTGTGGAAACGACAGATGAGGACGAACGCATGAACGTGGTGATGCTGACAGGACAGCCCGGAAGCGGGAAAAGCACCCTGGCCCAGCAGATGAAGGACGCTGGCCTGGTGGATGGGGTGGTGGCCCTGGCCCGTGCTGTGAACAGCCCCATGGGCAGGCATGTCACCATGTGGGTGCTGATGCTGGTGGCCTGGACGCTGTGGCTGGTCCACGGCAGCGGCCTGGCGCTGGGTGCCTTCATCGTCTGCTGCTTCATCGACGGACTGCTGGACTGATGCCCACCCCCCCGGCCCTGCGCCTCGCCATCATGGCCGCCTGCCTGCTCATCACCGGGTACCTCATCGCCGGTGCCTTCTGTGCTGCACTGACCCTGCTGCGCTGGCTGCTGTGACGCGTGGACGAACGGCGGACCACCCTACCCCCTCCGGACCCGGCAGGCCAGCGAGAAAGCCAGCAGGACCCCACGGGGGCCATCAGAAACTTTGACCCGGAAACGCTGATGACCGCCCGGCAAAGCTTGCGTACGAAATTTCGCGCCGCTGAAAATCGGGTCCGATGATCGAGTGGGACGACACACCGGCCTTCAGGCAGGCGTACCACTCCCAGGAACGGCGGCGGTGGGTACAGAACCAGCGGTCCATCGTGTCAGGGGGCTGGCCATGCGTGAACGCCCACGTGAAGCCTGACGTGGGCCTTCCTGTTGGCACCAGCCGGAAGGGGTCGTATGAATGGGTGGTCCCCATGACCGCGGCGGAGCATCAGCAGATGCACGCGACGGGGGAGGACACCTACGCCAGCCAGCACGACCTGGACCTGGCGGAGGAAGCGAGGCGAACACACCGCAGGTGGCTGCGGTACACTGGGGCGAGGTGACACCATGGCGAAGGGCGGACAGAAGGCGAAAGCGAGGGCGTTGCACGACCGCGAGGGGACCAGGAACGCGACGAAGCACGCGGGGAACGACCTGTCCACTGGCCAGAAGGGCATAGGGCGGATGCCGCAGGGGATGCCCCCGGTGGCGCAAACCTTCTGGAAGAACGCGAAGCAGTGGATGGAGGACATGGGGATAGCAGAGCAGTGCGATGCCCTCCACCTGGAAATGGCCGCCTGGAACTGGTACCGCCTCCGCGAGGCGAACAAGACACTGGCGCGGGAAGGCCAGTACGTCGATAACAAGCGGTCCGGGAAGCCCTCGAGGCATCCGGCGGCCATCGAAGCGGACCGCCTGAACCAGCAGCTGCGTGTCTGGTTCGACAGCGTGGGATTCACGCCATCGGGTCGGGCCTCGCTGGGCGGGAAGCACGTGCAGGCTGACCCGGACGATGACCTGGAGGCCGCCGTGTTCGGGAAGGGTGACGGGAAGCCGGACCTGAAGGTGTCGTGACCCCCACGAAGGGTTCCCCGCTGGACTACACCCTGGCGGCCAGGGACCGGGACTGGAGCCTACCGGAGGACGGGACCACCGAAACCGTCCTGGGCGTCACCTACACGTTCGATGAGACGGCGGCCACTGTCGCGCTGGCGTTCATCCAGCGGTGGTGCCGTCACCTGGAAGGGAAGTGGGCGGGGGATCCGCTGGACCTCGAGGACTGGCAGGCCTGGCTGGTGGGCTCGCTATTCGGATGGATGGCCCCGGACGGGACCCGGCGCTACCGGAAGTGCCTGGTGTTCATCCCCAGGAAAAACGGGAAGTCCACCCTGGCCGCCGCCATCGCGCTGTACCTGCTGATGGGCGACCAGGAACCTGGCGTCCAGGTGTACAGCGCCGCGGGCGACACCCACCAGGCGCAAATCGTCCACCGGGTCGCGGAGCACATGGCCCAGGCGGAACCCAGGCTGAAGAAGCGGCTGCGGTTCCGGCAGCGGAACATCTTCTACGATGACCTGAACGGGTTTTACCGGGTCCTGTCGGCCGACGCGTACACGAAGCATGGCCTGAACCCCCATGGCGTCATCTTCGATGAACTGCACACCCAGCCGAACCGGGACCTGTGGGACGTGCTGGACTCCGCCACCGGGTCACGGGAGCAGTCCCTGCTGATGGCGATTACCACGGCCGGGGTCCTGGACCGTCACAGCATCTGCTGGGAGCAGTACGATTACGCCAAGAAAGTGGCGGACGGTGACTACCAGGACCCCACCTTCCTGGGCCTCATCTTCGAAGCCCAGGCCACGGATGACTGGACGGACCCGGCGACGTGGTACAAGGCGAACCCGAACCTGGGCGTGTCCATTCCGGAGTCCTACCTGGCGCGGCAGTGCCGGTACGCCCAGCAGGTCCCCGCGGCAGAAAACACGTTCAAGCGGCTGCACCTCAACATGTGGACGGAGCAGTCCACGCGGTGGATCGCGAAGGAAGCCTGGGCCAGGTGCCTGGGCCGGGTGAACGAAGCCGCCCTGGAGGGCCAGCAGTGTTACGCCGGGCTGGACCTCGCCAGCACCACGGACATATGCAGCCTGGGGGTGGTGTTCCCTCGCGAGGACGAAACGTGGCCCATCCTGACCCGGCACTACGTCCCGGAGGCGACGGTGGCGCTGCGGTCGCGCCGGGACAAGGTGCCGTATGACCTGTGGGCGAGGCAGGGCTGGCTGACCGTGACGCCCGGCGACGTGACTGACTACGATTTCATCAGGCACGACCTGTACGACATCTTCGAACGTCACCAGCTGCTGGGCCTGGCCATCGACCGCTGGAACGCCACCCAGCTGTCCATCCAGCTTCAGAACGAAGGCCTGCCGGTGGTCCTGATGGGCCAGGGGTACGCATCCATGAACGCACCGTCCCGCGAGTTCGAACGGCGGGTGGTGTCCGGGAAGCTGATGCACCACGAAGATGACCCGGTGCTGACCTGGATGGTGGGCAACGTCGCCCGGAAAACGGACCCGGCCGGAAACATCAAACCGGACAAGGCCGCGAGCACCGAACGTGTGGACGGTGTGGTGGCCCTCATCATGGCCCTGGACCAGGCGGTGCGAGGGGAAGGGCCGGACTCATCCATCTACGAACAGCAGGGGCTGACAGTGCTATGACCTTCATAAACACCATCTTCACGCTGGGCCTGCTGGCTTTCCTGGCCGGTATCGCGCTAATAGACTACAGGGCGAGCATGATAGCGGGCGGGGCACTTGCCATGCTGTATGCCGTCCTGCTGGGACGCGCCCTTGTCACCAGGCGGCAGACGGACCCGAACCGGAAAGAGGAGTAACGCCCCGTGATTTCGCCACTTCTGGAGTCTCGAGCAGGCACCGGCGTCAGTCTCGAGGACCCGAACGTCCCGCTGGGGAAGTTCACGCTGCTGGAGGTACTGGGAGGCGGCCCCCGCAGCTGGGCGGGCAAGGTGGTGAACCAGGAAACCGCCAAAACCATCAGCGGGGTCTGGTCCGCCGTCACGACCATAGCCGGTTCCCTGGGTAGTCTGCCCATCCGGGTGGTGCAGTTCCGGGCGGACGGCCGCAGCAGGGACCAGGTGTTCAACCATCCGCTGCACCACCTGCTGAACGTCAGTCCCAGCAGCGGCATCAGCGCCGTGTCCATGAAGGAAGCCGCCCAGGCCCAGCTGCTGCTGGGTGGCACGACGGTCATGGACATGCCGCGGAACCGGGCCGGGCAAATCGAAGCCCTGCACCTGCTCCGCCAGGACAGGTACGAAGTGGTGGCCCGCCAGGTCACGAACACCCAGCTGGAACCGCGCATCATCCTGCGGCCCGCCATCGCCGGGGAGCAGCCCCGTGCACTGATGCCGGGTCAGGCGCTGCGCATCTGTGGGGTGGGAGGCGACGGTATCACCGGGTGGTCCGTCATCCGGTACGCCCGCGAGACGATGGGCCACGCCATCGCCCAGGAAGAATACGGTGCCCGGTTCTTCAATAATGACGCCACGCCCCGCGGTGTCCTCGAGCACCCCGGCGAACTGTCGAAGGAAGCGAAGTCCAGCCTGCGCGAGCACTGGAACGGCCTGTACGGTGGGAGCAGCAACGCCCACCGGGTCGCGGTCCTCGAGGAAGGTATGGAGTTCAAGCCGGTGCAGCTGAACGCGGAGGACACGCAGTTCATCGAAGGCAGGAAGTTCACCCTGCGTGACGTTGCCCGCTGGTTCAACATCCAGCCCCACAAGATTGGGGACATGGCGGACGCGAAGTGGGCGAACATCGACGCACAGAACCTGGAATACCTCCAGGACACGCTGATGCACTGGCTGGTCCGCTGGGTGCAGGCCCTGGCGGGTCAGGCCCTGAACGACGTGGAGCGGGACGAACTGCGGCTGGGGTTCGAGTTCGATTTTCGGCAGCTGCTCCGCGGTGACGTGGCCGCCCGCAGCGAATACTTCCAGAAGCGGTTCCTGACCGCGAGCATCACGCCCAACGAAATCCGGATGGAGGAAGGGGAGAACCCGATGCCCGGCGGGGACGAACTGTATGTCCAGTCCCAGTTCGTGCCGGTCAGCATGGTGGAGGAAATGGTGGCGTCCCAGGTGGCCAGTAACAACAGGCCGCCCCCACCTCCCCCCGGAGCGGGCGAGGACGACGGGGACGACGGGGAGGGTGAGGACGACGGGGACGGTGATGGTGAAACCCTGAACATCCAGGGCCACCTGGAGAAGGCCCGCCGCCGGGTAGCACGGGAGGACCGCGCCTTCCAGGACCGCGTGAACCTTCGCGAGGACTTCATGGAGGACTTCGTGGACCGTGGGGAGCGGCAGGTGCGTGGGGAACTGCGGGAAGTGGGCAAGCTGGTGGACCAGCACCTGGACGGGGACTTCGTGGACGCCCCCGCCTTCCGCGAGGCCCTGGAGGTGTACTACCGCGAGGACTTCCCGGACTTCGCCAGCGGCATCTGGCGGCCTGGGTTCCGGGCGTATGCCGGGGCCGTCCTCCCCCAGGCAGTGGATGAGGTGGAGGAACTGGAGGATGGGGTGCCCGACGCGGAGGAACTGGCGGACTTCGTGGACGGGTACACGGACACCGCGGTGAACGGCATGGCGGCCGGTGCCCGCCGCCGCCTCCAGGCTCTGTCCGAACGTGACGAGCCCCTGACGGAGGTGCAGACGCAGCTGGAGCAGTGGAAGGGCGAGGATGAAGGCGTGTCCTCGAGGGCGGAGCGCATCGCCAGCCGCCACGTGAACGAAGAAAACCAGGCAGTGTCCGCCTTCGTGTGGGCGGCCATGGGCGTGTCGTTCCTGGTGGCGCGGACGGTGGGCGACAGCTGCCCGTATTGCAACGCCATCGACGGGACGCGGGTAGCGCCGGGCAGTGCGTTCTTCGACGTTGGGGACACACTCCAGCCGGAAGGCGTGGACCAGGCCCTGACGTTCAGCAGCAGGAAGGGCCACCCGCCCTTCCACCAGGGGTGTGATTGTGTCATCAGACCGGAGGTGTAGGACCATGGAGCTAGAACGGCGGACGATGGTGGTGCGAGACATGGAAGTCCGCGCCGCCGACTACGGGGACGGGTTCGTGGTGCGAGGGCACGCCACGACCTTTGACGACCCGTACCCAGTGTGGGACTTCGAAGAACAGGTGGACCGCGGGGCCATCCCCGACGACATCCAGGACAGCGACGTGTTCGCCTTCTGGTCCCACGACAGCGGCATCCCGCTGGCCAGGACCACGAACGGCACGCTGAAGCTGGAGAAGGACAGCGTGGGCCTGGTGGTGGAGTTCACCCTGCCTGAGTCCCGCACCCAGGAAGCGGAGGCCATCAGCACGGGCCTGGTGGACAAGATGTCCATGGGGTTCATCGTGAACCGGCAGCGGTGGGAGGAACGGGAGGACGACCT